GACAGGCGACAGGCTGCCGAACGTGAACTAGAGGCACTACGTGCCGCGCAATACCAGGAAGAACCGGACCCGATGACCTCGGTGTTTGAGAGTGAAGACGGTTTCGTAACCGACCTGGAAACAAAGTTCAACTCGGCACTTGTCAACCGAACTCTTAATGAAAGTCAGTTCCATGCCGAACAGAAGTACGGGGCAGAAGAGTTAGCTCAGAAGGTGGAAACCTTCAAGCAGATGGCTCAAGAAAACCCGCAGTACGCGCAACAGTTCGCCCAGTCAGTCAGTCCCTATTTCACCCTCGTTGACCTGGTAGATAAACACCAGGAAGTCGAGGCAATGAAAGACGTGGACGGATACCGGGCAAAGATTGAAGCAGAGGTACGGCAGAAGGTTCTCAAGGAACTGACTGACAAAAACCAGAGTGCGGAAAACCTGAAAAGTTCTATTCCTGATTCCCTTGCCGGGGATGACTCCAAAGGCGGCCTATCAAGTGACGCCTGGAGCGGCCCGGACCCAATTGAGTCGATTTTCGACTAAGGATAAAAACTCATGGCAGATACTTCTGCGGCGACTGGCTTAACAGTCCAACAATGGGATTCGAATTTCTTCAAAGAATCCTTGAACGCAAACATCTTCAAGCCTTACATGGGCACGAAGACCAACAGCATTATTCAGATTAAAGAAAATCTGACCAAGAAACCTGGCGATAGCGTGACCTTCGCATTGGTTAACAAACTCACTGGTGCAGGTGTGACCGGATCGGACACTCTGGAAGGCAACGAGGAAAGCGTCATCTCTCGTAGCCAGAAAGTAACGATTGATCAGTATCGTCACGGTGTCCGTATCCCGGTACTGGAAGATCAGTTCTCTGCGATCCCTTTGCGGAATGCAGGTAAGGACGTCCTCCTGGATTGGAACATGGAACTGAACCGTGATCACATCATCGACCAGTTGGGCGCGATCAACGGTACTGCTTACGGTAGTGCTACTGAGGCGAACAAAGATATCTGGATGGTTGATAATGCGGATCGTGTTCAGGTTGGTGCCCTGGTATCCAACTACAACGTGGATCACTCTCTTGCCCTGGCAAACATCGATAACACCGATGACAAGCTGACCCCGGCAGCCATCTCGCTGATGAAGCGTAAAGCGAAGACAGCAAGCCCGAAGATTCGTCCGCTCAAGCCACGTAAGGGTGGCGTCACTTCTGATTCCTACATCCTGTTTGCACCATCCCTGTTAGTCCGCGATCTGGCCCTGAACACTGCGTTCACCCAGGCAAACCGTGAAGCACGGGCGCGAGGCAAGTTCTCGAATCCACTGTTCCGTGGTGCCGATTACATCTGGGACAACGTCGCCATTGTCGAAGTGGAAGATATTCCCGTTGACACTGGTGCAGGTGCTGCCGCAATCGATGTAGCACCTTGCTACCTCTGTGGTGCCCAGGCATTGGGTATCGCATGGGCCAAACGTCCACAGTCAATCGAAGAACAGTTCGATTACAAGGACAAGCAGGGTTATGCAATTCGCCAGTGGTACAACGTCGCCAAATTAACCTTTGGCACCGAGACTGGTGTGGATACGGGTGATCTGAAAGATCACGGTATCGTGACTGGTTGGTTTGCTGCTGTTGCTGACGCATAAGCAGAGTTAACGGATAGGGACACTCTGTACAGAGTGTCCCTTTCTTTTAGGAGGAACACATGGCTAAGAAAAAAGTAACGAAGAAAGTAGCAAAGAAAAAATACCCGACGTTTGTGTTTGTTGGTGACCCGAAGGGATCAAACCCTAAACAAATTAACTACGGTGGGATCGGTTTCGATTTGAACGGTCGCGCAATGGAAGTAAGAGACCCAGAGGTGGTAGCCAAGATGTCTGCCAACACTCACTTCAAGGCTAAATAAATGGCAACTGCAACCCAAATCCGAACCAAGGCACTCAAGAAACTGGGCGTCCTGGCGACAGGTCAAACCACCGAGTCCGAGATCGCAGAAGACCTGGACCGGGCCTATGAAGAGGTCTATGCGGCACTGGCTGCCAAGGGCCTGGTGACCTGGGATGCCGATGAGGATATCCCGCCTGAGTACGTCATGCCCGTGGTCGCGCTAGTCGCGTTCGCCAGGGCAGATGAGTACGGCATCCCGAACGACCGATACCAACGGATTGCAGGGGATATGTCGAGGGCAACCGCAGAGATTCGTGAGTTGCAGGAATCCAACGTCTACAAGACACCAACGGCAGTCTATTACTGATGGCTAGATCACAAAAGCCAGACAGGTTTGAAATCCCTGTCGTCGGACCTGCATACAAGAGCAAAGAACTTGAACTGTCTGCACAGGTGACCAAAAACCTGTTCCCGGAAATCAACCGGGAAGCACGGAGCGTGGTTGCCCTGCATAACACTGCCGGGCTAAAAGTGTTCTCTACGGTTGAAGCCAAAGATCGTGGTATGCACGATTTCCACGGTTTCATGCACGTCGTCAATGGCACCTCCCTCTGGTCAATCGATGCTTCCGGTGTGAACCATCACCTGGGCACGGTCGAAGGCACTGGCAGGTGCGTGATGGCAGACGACGGCACCCAGTTGGTGATCGTATCCGATGGTATTGCCTACATCTATACAGAAGCAGATGGTCTGCAACTGATCACCGATCCTGACCTGGTCGAGCCGACTTCTGTCGCTTATTTAAATTCGATCTTTGTCTTCGACCAGAACCGGGGCACCTTCGGTGAGTGGGTATCCTCTGAACTACTGACCACCGGGTTCAATGTCGCAGAACTGGACTTTGCCCAGGCCGAAGGACACCCCGACGATATAGTGCGGGTCTTCTCATTCAAACAGTTGATCTATTTCTTCGGCTCAAAGAGCATCGAACCCTGGTACAACTCAGGTGAAGGTAATCCACCTTTTGACCGGGTCACTGGTGGTGTGGTGCCGTATGGACTGGCAGGTACTCATGCGGTCGTCAGTACCTCGGAATATATGTATTTTCTCGATGATAAACGCATCCCCAGACGGTCCAGTGGATTGGATTTTCAGAACATCGGAAACAATGCCCTGGGTGTCGAATTTTCTAAATATGGAACCATCAGTGATGCTATTGCCTTCACCTTTATTCAAGACAATCAGGTCTTTTTTGCCCTGACATTCCCGACAGAAGATCGGACCTGGTGTTTCCATGAACCATCAGGCAGTTGGTTTCAACTTTCCTACGGGGTCAATGACGCCCGGCACCGGGCATCCTCGATGCTCCATATCTATGGTTTGAATTTTTGTGCCGACCATAGCAATGGTCTGATCTACCACTACGATCCATGCCACTACACTGACAACGGTGCCCCGATCCAACGACGCCGGGACACGGCACTCATCCACGGTGGTCTGTTCCAAGAACCAGGCCGAAGGATGTTCATCGAGGAGATCGAGTTCATCGTCGGTGCAGGTCCATGCCAGGTCAGAGGCACCGGGATGGGGGCACAACCTCAACCACCCGCAGAAAAAGTCGGTGGTATTTATACGCTGTTTATGGGGACTCGTAGTGGCTCTGAGGTTATTGACTACTGTCATTTTGACGGTGCAACTATAACCAACATGGCCCAGCTTGGGTACATAGTGGGATTATCAGGCGACTCCGTTGAGGGTTTTTATGCAGTGCCAACTAATGATGGTGGTGTTGCAGGCTTGGTTGGTGGTGGTGTTCTTAATAATTATGTATACACAGCCGAATCGGGTGGATATTTCTTCCTCACCTATGGTCGGGAAAACGATTTCGATGAACTTGATGTGGGATCGAAATCAGGTCAAATAATGCCCATCAGAGACAAGATGATAATCGGGGCATCTTCAAGTGGTATACCAACGATGGGTGTTAACGAGGTCTCTAACGCACTTGAAAAATATCAGGATGTACCACCCAATGTTCCTGGTGAGTATGTAGCAACTGATTCGGCCCATTTGTTCTGTTGGCATAACGACTATCTGATTGCCTACGACTGGACCAACGGAACACCTTGGGACAATGGTAGGGGTGACGAACCCGAAGACCTAGACCGTTATGAAGACTCCATCAGAGCATATTCAGTGGAGGTGGATGGTACTGACCTGACAAATATCGACGAAGAAACAGGTATGCACCCTGTTCTAGTGCCTTGGGATCGTACAACTAGAATAGCATCTGATGGAAACTACATTTATGAATCATGTCTTTATAACTATGCGGGTTCTGGTCCTGGCGCAATCTGGGACTTACCCGCATACGGTTGGCACGCAGGTATCCAGGC